TCAATCTTTATCATTAAAAAGTTTATCAAAGTGGGAACTTGCTCGCTGATCTGTTTCTTGTAAAAGATGTCCATAAGTATTCATGGTAGTTGTGATATTTGAATGACCTAATCTCGACTGAATAACTTTTGGATGTTCACCAGCATGAATCAAGAGGGTAGCAGAAGTGTGTCTTAAATCGTGAAAACGAATTCTAGGTAAATCAGGATTCTTTTTCATAAAACGATCCCACCACTGACTTATTGAATCTGGTCGATAAGGTTTACCAAAATCATTTGAAAAAAGAAAAGTATGTCCTTCCCATACTCGTTCATCGCCAGCCTCTTCTAATTGATATTTTTTCACTGCAGCCAGCGTTACTAAATCATTCATAATATTTGAAGGAATAGTAACTACTCGTTTTCTTTTACCTTTTGTTTCTTTTACGATAATTCCATCTCCAGTTAAATTAACTAAAGCTTGTTCTATTAATAAGGTATTGTTTTCGACGTTTAAATGTTTTTCTTCAATGGCAACTAGTTCACCTTGTCGAGCAGCACTTACTACGGCTAGTTCAACTAACAACCGTTTTTCAGCAGTCTCTCTATTATTTAATCGTTCAAACAATAATTTAACTTGTTCCTCGCTGTAGGCCTTACCTTCTTCATATTTTAGTTTTGGTAGCTTTATATTTTTACAAGGACTCTCTTCAATTAAATTCCATTCAACTGCTACATTCATAATACTAGCGAATGCCTTGTAAATATTATGAACAGTGGAAGGGGCTAACTCGCTTTCTTTGCCGTCTAATCTTCGTTTTTTCTTCTGTAAATCACCTACAAAAAACACTACATCTACTTTTTTAATATCCTTTAATTTGATATCACCGAAAATAGGGAGGATGCGTTTTTCTAAATGCGTACAGTTATCGTGAAAAGATCGTGCACTATAATGTTGTTTAGCATAATTATCTTTCCATCGTGGAAAAAGATGATTTAATGTAATTGATTCAATATCACTAAAATAAACATCCTTATTTTGCTTCATTTCTTCTTCAAACAGTATTAGTTGGCGCATCGCTTCTTTTTCGCTTTTGGCTTCTACATTTTTAGTTTTACGAATACGGCGATTACCTCGATAACCTAAATCTGCGATGAGTTTGAATTTATTTTTACTTATTTTTTGTACATATCCCACTGCTAACAGCTCCTTTCAAGAAGAGTACAATCGCTAAAAAAATGATTGTTAAGATAATGATTAAGCCTTTTTTGTGCGAAATCGTATTCAACATTAAATAGTAGAGAAATTTTATTAATAGCCTTTTCTTCATTTATAGGAAGCTTGATTTTATTTAGCATGAATGTTGGTACACATGCTTGTAGAGCAAAATTATTTGCTTTCCATTCCTGGTACTCTCTAAACAAAGGGGGTGTTTTTGTTTGGTTGCCAGAATGTGCGATTACATGGCCTAACTCATGGCAAAATTCTTGCCATTGTTCTTGCTCGGATAAACGTGAGTCTATGTAAATGATGTTGTCATAGCTTACTGAATCGAAAGGTAAGTAAATGACCTTAAAACCGAGTTTAGGACCTATTATCCTAGGATCTAATTGCTTTGGACTAGTCACATTAATGCTAATGAATAGATCTTTTATGTAATCTTCTAAATGAGTATAAACGAAAGTCATAACATCCCTCTTTTGAAAACATATGTTCTATTTATGTTAACAAAAAAATCCACCAATGAAAAGGCGAATTTTTTAAATGTCTGGAAAGCATACATAAAAATGTAAAATTACTTCTTATTCTCTTGTTGCTTCTTCCACACCTCGTAATAAACTTCGAATTGTTCTAAAGCATCAAGAATATTTTCAGGTTGGTTTTTGAAAAATAAATTCTCTCTAGTTAAAAAGAAATCAATAACTTCTTTTTGGTATGCACTTAGATTGTTGTATGCTTCATCTGAAATGCCAGCTTGTGTATGTAAAGCATTCTTATTTTGAGTTCTACCAAGTAGATAATCTACAGATACATCATAAAAGTCAGCTAATTTACTTAAAGTTTCAAAGTCAGGTTGTGTTGAAGATGTTTCATAACGAGCATATGTTGATCTATTGATTGTAAGGCGGTCAGTTAATTCTTTTTGAGATAAACCTTTTTCAGTGCGTAATTTTTTTAATATCTCGCCATATTTCATACAGTACGCTCCTTTCTATACTTTATATTATAGGTGAATTTTTTGCACAATAAGTATTTTGTGAAAAAACTACACAAAATGTATTGACTGTGCAAAAAATGCACGATATACTATGTGTAAGAAATGCACAAAGGAGGTAGTAAAATGTTTCCTGAAATTTTAAAGGAACAAAGAAAAGCCTTAAAGTTATCTCATGAACAAGTCTCTAATATGGTAGGTATTGAACGCTCATATTACACCAAAATAGAGAATGGTCTAAAACCTAGTGTAAAAGTTGCACAATCTATTAGTAGAGTACTAGGTATTGATTGGACAATTTTTTTTACAAATATTTGTGCAAAAAATGCACAAATCAGAACGGCTTAATATATTTCATTACCCATTAATCTGTAATAAATAAAAAGGAGTAGTAGTAATGGGTTGGAGTATGACCAAGCCTAAAAGAAAAAAACGGAACAAAAAGATTAATCCACACGAAGAATTAAGAAACCTTAAAGGTCCTAAACGAGAATGCCTAATTGCTGCTAGAAAAGCAAAAGGGTTAACCCAAACTCAACTTGGAAAATTAGTTGGATGTTCAGTAGCAATGATAGCTCATCTTGAAAATTGCCGTGTGAATCCGAGTTTGGATATTTCGATGGAGTTGGAAAAAAGTTTTAGAAACACACTTTTTTGAATTGTTTCCTGATTTATAAAAGCTATAAATATCGAGCTAAATTGTCTCTATATTACTGACTGACGAAAGAGGTGAAGAAATGAATAAATTAATTAAGATTGCACTCATTCTACTTGCTGGTGCAACAGTAAGTAGAATGGTGCGAAGAAAACAATTGGGCAAAACCCTTACTTCAACAAAAAACGAAAATATAACAGTTCAAACTGACGGCGAAAATGTTGCTCGTTCAATAGGGATTTCCCATTAAAAATATATTAATCATCTTTATGTAACTCATCTACTACGGATTGTACGAGATCAATCATGAACTTTAAATCTTGCTCTCTAGTTTTCCCGATTAATTCAGATACCATGTTGATTATTTCATTTGGTAGATTTTCAAATGGTATTTGTTTGCCATTAAAACGTTCATTAACTAGTTGAGTAATTTCTTCTGAATTAATAGAGCTGTGTAAATTAATTAAGTTGATAGCTATTTCGTGAACATCAATTTTAGCCATATGTATCACCTCCAATCTACCAATAGTTTAGCAGATTGGAAAATATTTAAAAATAGGAGGATTAAACATGAATCAATTACAAAAAAATATTTCTAGTTTAGAGGTTGCAGAAATGGTTGGACGTAGACATGACCAAGTATTACGTGATATCAAAACAATCATTGAACATTTTGGAGATGACCACAAAAGTGTGGGCAACTACTTTATAGAAGAAACTTATCAAGATAATCTTAATCGCACAAAACCTTGTTATTTATTAACAAAAAAGGGGTGCGAACTTTATGGTACTCGCATGACAGGCGAAAAAGGAACACTATTTGCTGTTAAATATATCGAACGATTTAACGAGATGGAACAACAAGTACAAAATGTAGTTCCATTATCAAAAGATCAAGCATTAGTTACAGTTTTGCGTACTACAGCAGATCTTGTTGAAGATACTCAAGCAATAAAAATTGAGCAACATGAAATTCGTAAAGAACTTTCCTTAATTAATGAAAAAGTAGAAGAACAAATCACATTAACTTCTGGTGAACAACGTGCAGTTCAAAAAGAAGTTGCAATCAAAGTATATGAAATTGAAGATGATGCAACTATTAGACCTAAACTTTTCCGTGAATTACATCGTGAAATTAAAGATCGTTTTGCTGTTGCCAGTTATAAAGATGTTCGTCGACAGGAATTGCAAACAGTAATCAACTATATACGTTCTTGGGTTCCAAGAAAAGTATCGTAACTTTAGGAGGTCATCATAATGAATTTAACAATAGATGAACTGAAAGATGCATTACTTAACGCAGAATTAGTCGATTTATTTCAAAAAGCTTATAAGCAGGGCGTAGAAGATGGACGAGAAATAGAAAAGTCGAAATTCGAAAACTCTCTACCTCCAAACTTAAAAAAAGAACATGTAGCTAAAATATTCCAGTGTGAGTTAAAGACTGTAGAAAAGATTATTCGCATGGACGGTTTTCCTAAATGTCATGCTCTTACAGCTCGTTATCCAAGAGATAAAGTTTTTGAATGGCGAGACAAAAATGTGATGTATATGAACTCGCGATTAGGTATTTATGTGAGTGAAGAGGAAAGCCTCAGATTATTAAGAGCATAGGAGAGGCCAGGGCAAATGGCCTCAAGTCAAACTACCAATCTAGTAGAAATCTAAGAGGTAGGGGCAAATCTACCTCTTAACCTTTATTATACAGACAATTTATACAAAGTGCGGTCTCTTACAAGTTAACTTTTCAGTGAAATGTGACTTATTTAAATAAGAAAGGAATGGAAATATGACTGTTACGGGAAATTTAGTTGGCGAGGTAATGAAAGAAATTAGGGGTGATGAAACACAGTTGCGATTCGGTTTTGACTTTGGAGTAGGGAGAGAGGCCATATCCAAATATGAAAACGGCCGTAGTAAGGTCCCGGCAGATATAAGTAAAAGCATCGTAGAAAAGTTCGACGATCCTAAGTTTGCGCTTGCCGTACAACATCAATATACAGGAACAGGGCCAATATGGTTGAACGGACCGAATGTAGACCTTCATAGGTGTAGTGTGCGTGAGAAAACAATAGAAGAACTTCAAGAAGCCTTAGACTCCATAACTAGTACAAGCCTAGCCAAACCAAGTGATGCCATTGAGCATTATGAGCGAAAAAACATTATGGACATGGTTGAGGAGGCAGTCGAGGCTGCTACAGCACTGGCAAACTTCATAGCAGTGACGACTGAACATTTAGGTATCAGTTACACAGGTGTATGGATGGATCATTATAAGTACTTACAAAAGGAAGGGTTTATCAAATGAATATAGATGAACAAATTGAACGTGAACTAACTTGTATTGATGATCTAACAGATGTAATAAAACTACATGCAAAAGCAGGTCGTATCAACATAGCAAAACAACTAGAGCGAGACCTACATAATTCGTTAACTCAACTAGAAAAACTTCATAAGAAAAAAGAGTTATGGACAACAGTAGCAGATTTAAACCAACGAGGAATACTAGTTCAGGTGGTGAAAAAACTTGCGCATCAAGCCTAGAGCGTGGCGACACATGACGTTAAAGCAGAGGTTAATTTATGTACATTTCTTTTGTGATAAGAGGGTGTTGAAGAAGTTAATTGACAATAAAAAAGCTGTTTAATCATTGCGGGATTAAACAGCCAATAAACTATGGAATATAGAAACATTATAGCATGAAAATTGAACGTTTGCGAGTGTTATCTCGCTCTCGTCAAGCAGCTTACAGTACTGTCTCCCTACAGTAAAGCTTTGTCACTGTGAGTTGCTTGATGGGACACCATCAGAAAGTAGGTGGGAATCATGAGTATTGATCAATTCAAGCCAAAGATGCGAGAGGTGCGATTAGACACAGAAGTATTTGAGGAACGATTTGCTGAGTATGACATTATCAGTGAGTTTACCGGGATAATACTTACATTAGTAGCAATTGAGGAAAATGTACGCTACACAAGTTTTGTCACAAAATCATATGCAGATGTCTTACAAAAACAAAAGGTGGTGATAGCGTGAGACAACTTATTGAAGTCGAGAATCCGATGGTGTTAGGAACAATTGAAGCTGTAAATAATGTACCTACATTTAAATATATAGAGACAGATTTCCGTGATATCTATGGGAGCTTAATAGTTTTCAATGATGATTATATGGAATTTCCAAATGGGGATATCGTTCATCTAGATAACATCCATACGTATTTAGAGGATAACTATAATGCCAAATTTTGCACAAAAAAATAAACCACTTGGCAGAGTGGCTTACAAATCAAATATTTAGCGCAATTATAGCGCATAACAGGAGGAATTTCAATGAGTAACTTAGCAGAACAATTCAATAGTCCTCAAATGGGACAACCTCAATTTCAAGGAGGAGCTCTGGCGCAAGCTAGTGCTTCTCGTGAAATGGAAGAAGTTAAAGGCCAAATTTTCATGGCAAAACAGTTTCCGCGTAATGTATTCCAAGCTGAGCAACGTGTATTAGATACGTGTAAACGTCCAGCATTAGCTCAAACAGCAATGTACAGTTATCCGAAAGGTGGAACGAAGGTAACAGGACCGTCTATCCGATTAGCTGAGGCAATCGCTCAGAACTGGGGTAACTTATCATACGGTATCCAAGAGCTAGAGCAGCGTAATGGCGAATCAGTAGCTAAAGCGTTTTGTTGGGACCTTGAAACAAATGTACGTCAGGAAAAAGTATTTACAGTAAAACACGCTATTGGTACTAAAAAAGGTTTGAAGCAATTAACTGATCCACGCGACATTTATGAAAAAGTAGCAAACGATGGAGCACGTCGATTACGTTCTTGCATTCTTGGTGTTATCCCTGGAGACATTGTAGATAAAGCAGTTGTACAGTGTACAGAAACGCTGGCTGGCAATAGCAAAGGACCTTTAAAAGACCGAATTGCTTCTATGTTAAAAGGCTTCAAAGATCATTACCGAGTTACACAAGAAATGGTAGAAACAAAGTTTGGTTACAATGCTGATTCTTTCAGTGAGTACGATTATGTAGAGCTATTAAATATCGCTAACAGCTTAAAAGATAACATGTCAAAAGTTGAGGATTGGTTCCCGAAAGATGACGCGAAAAATCAATCTAGTGGCTTAGGTGAAGCATTTAAAGAGGAGCAAAAACCAGAGGTGAAACAAGATGCACCAAACGACATTCCAATTGAACAGTCAGAACTATCACTCGAATGAGGCCAACCAGCACTACATGTCAGTGTCGCAGTTTAAAAGTGCAATGGAATGTGAAGCTAGAACATTTGCAGAGGTAAAGGGCGAGTTTTCTCGTCCTCCATCTACAGCATTAATGGTTGGTTCATACTTACACGCTGCTTTTGAAAGTGATATTGCACTAACTGAATTTCTAGAACTAAACCACGATACCATTTATAACAATCGTGGCAACAAGTATAAGGACTACGAAAAAGCAGATGACATGATAGAGACTATCAAAAATGACGAGTTTTGTATGTTCGCTTTACAGGGCGAAAAAGAGGTCATCTATACAGGAGATTTATTCGATGTAGAGTGGAAAATCAAAGTCGATAACATCAATCATGAACGTGGATTTTTCAGCGATTTAAAGAGCACTCAAGAGCTTCGAAAGCGTTACTGGAGCGAGAAATATAATACTTGGGTTTCATTTGTACAAGCCTTTGATTACGTGTTACAGATGTGGGTGTATCGAGAAATCATTTTTCAAAACACTGGTCGTTACTATGATCCGTACATTGTGGCAGTTACAAAAGAATCACCACCTGACAAAGCCGTTTTACACTTTGATTCAGGGCGTTTCGACTTCGAGAAAGAATATGTTCAATCAATGTTACCAGGCATTATAGAAGCAAAACTAGGGCGTAAAAACGCACATAGATGTGATAAGTGTGAATACTGTCGTGCTTCAAAGAAGTTAGAGGGCACATTTGAAATTGAGTATCTACTAGATTAGGTGATAGGAGCGTTGATTATGAAGAAACAAGAGGTTTGGGTAGGGATTACAGATTATGAAGGCTATGAAGTTTCAAATCTTGGTAGGGTCCGTTCTTTAGATAGGGTAATTAGTGGCGGTAAAAGGCGTACAGGTAAAATTCTTAAGCAACATTATAATCACGGAGGCTATCCTTACGTTTCTTTATACAAGAATGGTAAAGGTAGAAAAATCACAGTTCATAGAATTGTTGCTAAGTCATTTATTCCTAATCCGGACAATAAAGAAGAAGTTAATCATATCGACGGAAGGAAAAATAATAATTCTGTAGATAACCTTGAATGGTCTACTAGGTTGGATAACACACGACATTCATATTCGACAAATCTTAATGTTTGCTATGGAGAAAATCATCATCAAGCCAAACTAACAAACGATCAGGTTCTGGAGATTTATGAAAGGGTGCATAAAGGTGAAAAAGGCGTAAGTCTAGCTCAAGAGTTTGGTGTTTACAAAAGCGTTATATCAGATATTAAGCGAAGAAAAAGATGGAAACACATCACAGGGAAACTAGCATGATTGGGGAGAAAAACACCAAGGTGCTTCTACCTGCTTGGATATTTGAGCAGGCGAAGGATAACGATGAAATCAGGCGCTTGGTGCTGGAATATATGAGGCGTTACCCAAACTATCGAATTATCAAAGTGAGTGGTAGTTTCGCGGTTTGTGACAGATTAGAAGAGTTTTTATAGAAGATATGGTTAAAGTAAAATCATTTTTGCTTTCGGGATTTACTAATGTAAATGGACATAACAGAAACTCCTATAACGATGAATATTATCGCAACATATTTATTTTGAATAAGTGAATTGTAGTCAAGGGAACCAGTTAATCTTCCCATGCCACTTGAAAGAACAAGGGCACCTAAAACAAATAGGATATGTTCAATTATAGAATAATGTGTTTTCAATGCATATCTGCTCCCAATATTTAGGTTCAATAACTTATAAAAGGATAACACAATTGGGAGATGTTTGAAAATGCGGATTTACTTTTAAGTGTACATTGTGGATTTTGTGAATAAATCTGTGAATAATAATTTGAATATTGAAAATATGGAGTGTTGTATATGTATGACGAATTATTGCGTGGTGGTTTTAGATCTTGGGCAAAAGAGTTACCACCAGCACCAAAATGGACAGCGTGGCACTATAAAACGTTTAATCGACCACGTAGAAAGCGTAAGTAGGAGAGGTGAGGGCAAATGGCAGACAACAAGAAATACTATTACATGAGGCTAAAAGAAAATTTCTTCGAAAGTGAAGAATTAGTCATGTTGGAATCGATGCCAGAGGGCATGCTGTACTCAAATATACTAATCAAACTATATCTAAAAAGCTTAAAAAATGAAGGTCGTTTGATGTTCAAGGATACAATCCCTTACAACGCTCAAATGATAGCTACAATCACACGTCACCAGATTGGAACAGTGGAGAAAGCACTTACTATATTCAGAGATTTAGAGCTTATCGAAGTACTGGATAACGGCACTATTTACATGAACGATATTGAATTATTTATTGGTAAAGCATCCACAGAAGCTGAACGTAAAAAACGTGCTCGGATGACTATCGAAGCTGAGAAAAAGCTATTAATTGGACAAACGTCGGACAAATGTCCAAATGAAAATGGACAAATGTCCGACAAACTTCCACCAGAGAACAGAGAACAGAGTTTAGAGACTAGAGTTAAGAGAACAGAGACTATAAACAACATAGAAGAAGTTGTCAGTCAGTCGGTCAGTCCTGTCACTGATATTCAGTTTTTAAAAATAAAAGATTCCTTTAGCCAAAGTATTCGGGAACCTAAAAATACTGATCTTACAAAGCTAAATGAAGCTCTTGATTTTTATGAGCCAGCCTTAATTTTAGAAGCCATTAAAACAGCCAAAGAAATGCGTGGTAAGTCATTTGCTTATGTACTTGGTATTTTAGATAACTGGCGAAAAGATGATGGTGTCAAAACATACGCAGATTGGCAGGTGAAGATTAGTGGATCCGATGCAAGAAGTAATTCAAAAAATACAAGAGAAGTACCTAAAATTATCACCCGAAGAAGTAGCAACGAATAAACAAAAAGAGTTCTCCTGTCCTAAATGCAAAGATGTTGGTGGTTTCTTTGAAATGAAGGTTGATGAGGATGAAAGAAAAATTACTTACGGTAAGTCATTTCAAATATGGGTTGACTGTTCATGCGAAAAGCAAAAGATTGCTAATAAGCTAATCAAGGCCAGTGAGATCACAGACAACTTTAAAGCTATGACATTTGCAAACTACTACACGGAGGGGCAATCCAGTCTAGTGGTTGAAGCGAAGGATTTAGCGATGAAGTACTTTAAGGATTTTGAAAAGCCAGTTACAGGGCTTACAGAGGCCGAGGAAATGGCTGTTGGTATTGCAGTACTTGGACAACCCGGCTTTGGTAAAACACATTTATTATCAGCGCTCAGTAACAATATGATGCTCAAGAAATTAAAGTCAGTCTTATATTTCCCTTACGTTGAAGGATTTGATGACTTGCGAGACGACTTTGAAAAGCTACAAGCGAAGCTAATCCGCATGAAAGAAGTAGATATTTTATTCATAGATGACCTATTTAAACCTGTAAATAAACGTGATCGTAACGGTGAGGTTGTATTGGATAAAGACAATAAGCCGGTAAAGATACCACAAGCTAGCTCATGGGAGATAAAACAGATTTATTCAGTGGTTAACTATCGGTACATGAATAAGAAGCCTATTTTCCTTAGCAGTGAGCTAGATTTTGATCAAATGATTCTACTAGATGAAGCGCTAGGCACAAGGCTTTATCAAATGTGTAAACGATATTTTTTAATCATCGATAAGGATTTATCGCTGAATTACAGATTAAAGTGAGGGGCAACAGCCCCATGATGGAGGGTGAAAAGAATGGGAGAAGTTTATATGCAACTTGAAATGGAACGGTTCATTGAGCTGAAACGAGCTGAAGAAGAAAATCAAAAGTTTCGTAAAGCACTAGAAGAAATTATGGAAGACCAAACGCCTATTATGGAAGGCTGGGAAACGACAACTTACGAAATTGCTCGTAAGGCTCTAGGTGGTAAAGCTCATGAATGAACAATTCCTAATCGATCAAATCATTTTGTATTTAGGACAACATCAACGCTTTGGTGGTAAGCACAACGAAATTATGGCTTATAAGCGCTTGGAGCAATTGAGAGCATTAATCGGGCTGAAAGATGCTGAAGAGGCTACGGATTATCTGATTTCACGAATGGAAGGGGCGATTGCTGCATGAGACGACGAAACGGCATACCAATCGATATTCCTAGTGAACGTAAACGGTCTCCAAAAGTCAAAACTCAGAAACCAGCAGAGTACAACAAATACAAGACGTTTGCAACGATGTTCAAGAAAGAAAATGATCAGCGAATATGGGCTACGGTACCAATTGCACATCCAGATTTTAAATCACTAAAAAAAGAGAGATTCAAAATAATTGAGATTTGGGATAAGAGGGAGGTTTCGGCATGAGAGAGGTAAAGTTTCGATGTTGGCATAAAGGGCTTAATAAATGGGTGTATGGGTTTTTAACTCGAAATAAAAATGGTGTTTATTTTATTGAAAATGCAGATAGCTCATATGGAATTGCTGATGATGAATCAGTAGGTCAATATACAGGCTTAAAGGACAAGCATGGTATGGAGATTTATGAGGGGGATATTGTTGAATACAACGATTTTAACTCATTAAGAACAGGTGGACATGCTGAGGATAAAATCATTGTTGGTAAAGTAGCTTTCAGTTGCGGGATGTGGATGGTTGAAGCGAAAAATTGTGGTCACGATTTATACGAAGGTTTAGTTAATGATGAAGAATTAGAAATCATCGGCAACGTTTACGAACACCAAGAATTATTGGAGGAAACAGCATGATCAACCGAGTTGTTTTAACTGGTCGGCTTACAAAAGACGTTGACCTTTCATTTACACCACAAGGAATTGCGAAAGCTCAATTTACATTAGCAGTTAACAGGACATTCGCTAATCAAAGTGGCGACAGAGAGGCGGATTTTATAAATATCCAAGCTTGGCGCAAACAAGCAGAGAATGCAGCAAACTTCCTCAAGAAAGGTTCCTTAGTTGGGATCGAGGGAAAGATACAGTCAGGTTCGTATGAAAGAGAAGGCAAAGAATCTATTTTACGAACGTTGTAGCTGATAGTATCCAATTCTTAGAACCAAGAAACAACACAGGAGGCTCACAGGGCACATCGAACCACGAATCTAGTACAAATACAGGTGGACAGTATCAAGGCAGTTCACAGGGGCAATATGGCGGAAATAATCAGCCGAGTTATACAAGGGTAGATGAAGATCCTTTTGCTAATAGTAAGGGGCCGATTTAGGTTAGCTGTGATGACCTACCTTTCTGAGGATATAAGTGTTGTAAAGTGAAGGGCAATCTGTGTTAAAGAAGTTTAAATATAAGTAAATAATTATAGAACAAGCGAAATGAAGAAATAATAGTTGGGAGTGGCTTATATGAGTAATACAGTTAATTTAGGGGCATTAGGTGATGGAGTATATATTGTACAACAGGGAGCAATTGTAGAGGTTCTACAGCCTAAAGAGTATGGACAAGACTCTATCCAATGGCAACATGGCAGGGTATACGAAGTAAGCGAAAGCAAGCGTAGACGTGTAGGGGGAGTGAAAAAAATGAGGGTTTAGTATAGGATAATTAGACCTGTGAGGTATGAAAAGAGATAAGTAGTGGCAAAATGATGATGAATTACTTGAGTTTATGGTTATACAAACGATAACGCTTTATTACATGTAAATAAAGAAAAGGAAAAATAAGTTCAGTATGACGGGTCAAAAACCGATATGATTACTTGTAACAAAGCATATGGTATATAGAATGAAGTAATCCAACTTAACACAAAAGACGCTACTCAATTGTAAGTAAATTTATTTAAACCTATAGGAACTTGTTAAAGGTTAGAAAAAGATTTAACGGGTATTTGTTAAATAATTAAAGAGAAAAGTATTTATTTATTAAAAACTGTCAATGAATGTACATTGACAGTTTAAAGAAGGTAGGTGATAATTTGTACAAGGGGAGGATGAGTGTTATGATTACTTATCTACAAGATCAAAAATCGTTGATGGTTAAATTATCTTCGGCTTCAAATGCATTTAAATTGGTCTTAACAAAATTATTATCTCAAAAATTTATTGAGTCTACAGAAAGAAAGCGTAATGATGCCTACTATGACATGTATGTTTCTGCGTATCAAAATAGCATAGAGGAAAAAGAATTTGCCGAAGCTTTGGCTTATGTTTCTAGTGAAGTAGATAAAATTATGGAATGTCAGGTGAAGTCCCTTGAGTAGTGGTGAAATTCCTTTAAGAGGTAATATATATTGGGCTGATTTAGAACCGGTTAAGGGATCCGAACAAGGTGGATTCCGACCGGTTTTTATTGTTTCGAATATTTTAATGAATAAATTCGCACCTATTGTTATTGCTATACCAATGACGAGTAAGGTAAAAGAAGCACCATTTAATATTCAGTATAGTGTGACAGATTATTCGATTAATCAAAGTGCAATTAATCAGTTAAAGGCTAATGGGCATTTTTTTAAAGTAGAATCAGGTTTTATATTGTGTAATCAATCGAGATCTATTAGCAAAGATAGGTTAATTAAAAAAATAGGCGAGTTTACGAATGAGGAAATCGTTGCAAAAGTGTCAGAAGCAATTATTCATTCGTATGGTCTAAATGTTTGTTCGAGTTGTGAAACACCGTTAATACCAAACAGTACTCACTGCATTAGTAAAGCGTGTAGAAAAGCGCATTCTGTAAAATGCCCAGACTGCAAAGAAATTAGTCCGTTAAAATTCCGATATTGCCCTAATTGTGGGAGGAGTTTAAAAGAATGAGCGAGAAAAATATTGATATTATATTAGAAGAAAACATATTTTCAGTTGTTAATCCTCTGGATGTCGTTTTAAATCATCTGTTAAAAATTTTGACAGGTGAGTGTGATGAAGATGAAAAAGGTAGGTTAGTATCAGCGGTTTTGAGTGAATCAAAAGAATTGCTACAAAAAATAGTGGAATTAAGTGAGAAATTCCCGTTATCTGAAGGCAATATTCAACCAAGTAATATGGAATTAATTAAACGGTATCACGTTGGTATGTCTAGTGTAATAAAAGGACTTGAAGAATTGTTAAAATGGTTTGAGAGTCAAAAAGAAGACGTAGATCATTTAAAAAACTCTGTTGATAACCTTTTTAAAGGTGCTCAAAGCTTTATGAATTTAATAAATATACTTGAGGATAATGAATAATGAGTATGTAAAAGAATGGTCATTGAGTAAGAAATTCAAGATTATTTATAATTAGTAAAATCCTTGTTAAGGTAAATAAATCAATACTAGTCTTTACGGAAAATACCGGAGGCACCAACAAAACAGGTGAAAGACCTGTTTTGTTGGTGCCTCTTTTTATTTATTTGAAAGATGTCCTTTAGGTGAACCATACAACATCAATTTTCAAATTATAAACATAAAAAAAGCCGTAGCGTGTGCAAACGCTACAGCTCGAATTGGTTTATGCCCTTCTAGGCTAGTCAGATAACGGTATTATATCACAACTTAGGAGGGCAAACCTATGTTAAAAGAAAGAACACTAACGATTACACCAGATGCTTTAGATTCAATGATTACAGACTACCACTGGATGGTTAACGCCATCAAAGAAATGCGATCAGAAATGGTTATAGGGGCAAAAACAGCACAGTATGGAATTGAGGCTACACTACCAAAGGCAGCAGGCGGTGTGGGTGATCCGATTCAATTAGAACTAAATAGACGTTTCAGACATTCGAGAAGAATAAAGGATTATGAACATAAAATACTAGAGGTTCAGCAAAGATTGGACAAGATTGTTGATTCTCGTGATGCTGAAATATTATTTTGGTTTTTAGAAGGTAAGTCAATGAGATGGATTGGCAAACATATGAATTTGAGTCATACCAATATACAATTGATTCGTAAAAATATAGTAAGAAAGATGATTGAATAAAATTAATCAAAAGCACTCACTATAATAGGAGTGCTTTTGATTAAATTTTAAGATTATTTAATTCTATTTGCATATTATTTAAATTGTTTTTAATGTCAAATACAATATTTTGTAGATAGATAATTTCTTTTTTTGTAATCTCTTTTTTTGTAATAGCTTTAGTAACTTTTTCTTTTGGAATATAAATCTTATAAGTGGCAAAGTTGGATGTTTCAAGAAAACTAAAAAGGAAAGATATTATTGCGAAAATTATAGGTATTAAATAGGTTGAGTTTACAGGTTGTAATAATAAAATAGAAACATGTTCTATGTATTTGATAGGTTCTATAAAAAAAATCGGTGGTGTATCATTATATTCCTCGAGTATTTTCGAAGGGATATGATTTTTAACAGTTGATAGAACAGCTAATAAAACTAAACTTAGATTACCAAAAAAGTTTTTTAATTTTAAAAGAGATAATTTCGAAATATATTGTTTCCTAAAAAAATAGATTAAATAAAATCTATGCGAAATATAAGTGAGTATAGGTGGAACTATGAAGATAGCTATAACTAAACTTACTTTACTCACTGAATTTCCATATTTACTTATGTAGATACCTAACGTTACTAATGTCCAGGAAAGTATAAATAATGTCACTGAAAAAAATATAGTAATTGTAAATATACTTTTATCTTTAAAACTCATTTCTTTTTTTGTCGTATATAACTCTTCTTTACTCATAAAATAACTCCTTTCATTTTGATTATTTTATAACAAAAAGTATATTTTTCCAAACTTGCCATACTTTCAATATTAGATGAGATAAAAATAATAATGTACAATCGGAGGTAGGTCGGTGAGGTAAGGTTTTCCTCCCTTGGTATTTATCAAAACCTAAATATTAGGGAAAGATAGACCGACGACCGACCTGCGCTGAACAAACTAGTTCGGAGCATGACATACACGGCCGGCCCATATTTTTTTAAGAGATTAGGTAATGCTCCAGTTTACATGTTTTGTTAAGAATATTATGTAAAAAATAAATCACTTCCTTGTTCAAAAGATCACTTAATATAGTGATCTTTTGTTTAATTAATAATACCTTCAAGGTTTAGTATAATTGTCTATTCCCTTTGTTCCTCCATTGAATAATGTAATAAAACAAGGGGGGATAACAAAATGAGTTTTGGCAGTTTTGTTAGAAGTGAACAGGAAATGACTAATAAAAGAATTAGCAGAATTCATGATGATTGTGAAGAAAGTTGTAATAATAAAAATGTTCATCTGGGAGTACAAGTCCCACAACAACCTGTAGGTAACGGGCTTCCAGGGTTTGCATATATTTATGATACAACACAACAAGTAAATATCCCGATTAATGGTCAAGTTACTTTCAATACAAATGGCAATATTACACCTGCAGGGTTTGTAACACATGAACCAGGAACAGCACCTATCATAATAAATCAAACGGGTACTTACCTTATCACCTATGAGTTGAATGTTTCAGGTGGCCCTAATACTTTTGCTCTTTTCAATGGCGATAACCAAATAGCCGGTTCCAATTATGGAGACAATACTGGTAGCTCAACGAAAAATGGTCAAGTAATAACGACTTTAAATTCATCGGATATTCTTACTTTGAGAAATATTAATACTAACCCTAACCCAAAAGCTTTATTAAATTCAGTTATTCCTGGTATTCCAGTTATTAGCGCTTCTATTGTTATTTTAAGATTAGCGTAAGGGTGTTATCGCGAGTCACATCTAATAAGGTGTGGCTTTTTACATTTATAGATTGGTTTTGAAATTTGAAAGGAGTGGTTTATATGTGAACTTCGTCCACTTTCCATTTAATTCAGTCAAACTTACTAGAAATGCGTTAATACATTATATTTTTATAAATAACATCTTGCTCTATGTAGAGAGTAAACTTTTATAAATAGGTAAATTGCATTATCAGCGCTATGCCTAATTAGTATATATTTTTAGAGGATTATCTCCTTTTTTGACGAATAATGTAATCAAGGAGGAGATATTATGAAATATAGTGAGTATTTTGGTTTAGGTGAATTGACTCAAGTAGACTTGGATTTTTTAGATGGTCTCGTTGACAAGGATGTCCCGTTATATATAGATCCATCTCAAATTCAAGTACAAGAGGGTGAGTGGTATGAGGAGTCAGCACAAATAATCTACAGCTTCTTTGAGACCGTTTTTAGTTTATATAGAGAAGGGGAAAATAAAAAAGCTGAGTCCCTTTTAATAAACGCACACGAGCCAAATGAGACTAAGCTCGGTGTTTCACAAGGAAGTCCACAAGGTAAGGGAACTTCATCTGAAAAGTTAATAGAAGTATTCCGACATGTAATAGATCAAGGACTATTACGTGATGAGTTAATTAATGAATATAATGATTTAACTATTTTTGTAAAAGATTTTGCTGAGGACAGAATGTCTGATTTAGTCACAAACTTAATAAGAGAAAAACTTGCTGAATATACAATTCACCAAAGTGAAATTTATGGTTTAGAATTAACAGAGGAACCCGTAAAAATTGGTGTCTCATGGGATATAGAGACATTAAATTGGAAAGAGGTTAAACAAAGAGCTTTATATGTAGATGGAGAATTATTACTATTTGTTCCGAAATCGATAGTTGTAGAAAGTTATCTGTATAACGTTGAGGAGTACTTATCTAAAACAATATTTGTTTGGCGTAAAAAATACCATCTAGAAAATGAAACAAATTTAGTTCGAAAGAAATTTGTAAAAAAACATGATAAAGAAGTTTCTTATCCTCCAAGTAATGACGTATTAGTAACGAAGGAAATTAATGATATGAATTTATCTCGGAAAGAATATGCTATTAATATGTCACTAGAAAATTCAAATTTAGTAGAGGATTTTCGTAGATTGATTAACCACACACTAAGAGGAACACGTAGTAATCAGCTGAGTGATGAAGAATTAACAAGAATAGTGGATAAAAAGAATAATGAATAAATGGCTGTAAAAAGCATATAATACTATGAGCATCCCTTGGGATGCTTTTTTTGTTAAAAAATAAGGAGTGAGGAAGATGGAGAAGCTAAACTCAGAAATAGAAAAAGAAGCATATCAAACTCTTAGTTTGTTCGGTTTACCTGAAGTTATTGTAAGAGATTGTATTAATAGCCGAAATATAAAAGAGTTAGAAGTAATAAATGAATTTCTTAGCAGGTACGGTGATTATATAATTAAAAATAATTAGCATCTCATATTGAGGTGCTTTTTCTTTTACTTTGAAAACTGCATCAAAAAGCCATACAAATAATAAGGACTGGTTTACGGGTTAGCAGGTATATCAGGAAGATTAGATACCGAGGAGCGCTGGCATGTACTAGTAACCGATAGGGCGGAGTTTGGTGTGGTTTTGAGAGTGGAATTTGTAGAAAATTGTTCCAATTTTATGCCTTTCGGATTATTATTATGTGGGAGGTTTTAAAAATGTTTAAAAATTGGACTTGGACTAACCGAGATTGGTTTTGGTTAACTGGAATTTTACTTTTTATCATGGCTTTACTATTAGCGAATTTTTATAAGGAATGGGACCCTAAAATATCTATCATAGCAAATTCAACTTCTATAGCATTAGCTGTAATTGCTATTTTTTTATCTTTAAAACAAGATTCTGATAGTAAATCAACATCAGAGTCAATGAGGCAGGATTTCACAACACAAATAGGAAATGTCCTAACAGCAATAGCTAGCCAAAAAGGTGAAATAGATGAGGTAGCTACAAATGTAAATAATTCTGTTAATACAAATACTGAAGAAAGAAGCGATAGTTACACTTATGAACAATTGGTTCAATACGGAGAGAATATTAAGAAAGAAACTATAAAAGAATTTAAAAAAGAAATGAATGAAAAAATGATTGAAAATGCGATGAATCTCGAAAAATCTAAGAAAAATATTAACGAAGATTTTTTAAAAGAATATGTAAGATTGATTTTAGAAGATAATCCTAATATTGGTTATCTAGAAGTGTGTGAATTGCTAGAATATAAAGGTTATGCTTTTAATGGAGCCTTAGTGAGAAAATTATTAAAAATGTATAGACCTAATAGATCTATTTAAGCACAAACGATGTTTGTGCTTTTTATTTTTATTTTACATAGAGATTAGTTAAATAATGTATTGTGGAGGTGGTGTTTATGAGATATGGCTAATTGGGATGAAATTAAACTAGAGTGGGAAACCACAAAGATTACACTCGCTGATCTTGCAGAGAAACATAACATTAAGCTTGGCACGTTGAAGAGCCGTAAGAGCCGTGAGAAATGGTCGAGGGATGCAACTGAAAAGGATGCAACCAAAACTAAGAAGGTTGCAATTATTTCTAGTAAGGAAGCAACCAAATATGATACCGAAGAAATCCTACAGGATGAACCACCTAAGAAGGATGGTAGAGTAAAGAAGCGAAGTGGCAATCCTAATCCACAGAATCAATTCACCAAACGGAACAGGGCTGCTATGATTCATGGCTTACGAAGTAAATTTCTTTTTGATGAACAAGTTGAAATCATGGAGGCTTTGCAGGACTTCGATGTTGTTGACCAGCTATGGCTACAAATCGAGTTGAGCTTTGCTGCTATCATTCGTGCTCAAAAGATTATGTGGGTTGAAGATCCGTTTGACCATCTGAAAGAAATCAGCGGTGAGATGGATGCAGAGGGCATGAGCAAGACAGATTACAAAGTCATCTATGCTCATGAACGCTATGAGTCCTACATTAAGGCTCAAACAAGGGCATTTGCTGAACACCGTAACTTGGTTAAGCAGTTTATGGACCTTACAACAGAGGATGATGAGCGCAGGCTTAAACTGAAGCAGATGCAGTTGAACATTGATAAGACAAAGGCTGAAATCGATAAACTTGATAATAAAGATGACGGACCTCTCGAGATCGTCATCAAACGAAAGGGTGAGGGTTGATGGAGAAAGAAATTAATCCTCGTTTTGACGATTTCCTTTTCGACTGGAGTTGCAAAACTCAACTTTTAGTAGGAGGGTATGGTTCTTCGAAATCCTATCACGTAGCACTTAAAATACTATTAAAATTAATTGAGGAAAAACGTACAGCTCTTGTCGTTCGTGAAGTTTACGATACGCACAGGGACAGTACGTTTTCTTTATTTTGTGAGATTATAGAGGACTTAGGGTTAGGTGGCAAGATAAAAACAAGTTCATCTCCAATGACTGTAAAATTCCCTAACGGTTCAAAGATAATCTTTCGAGGGATGGATAAACCTGAAAAGCTAAAATCCATCAATAACATTTCTCTCATTTGGTTGGAGGAATGTAGTGAGATTAAGTATGCGGGCTTTAAGGAATTACTTGGCCGTTTACGACATCCAACATTGGCCCTGTTTATTATTCTTTCAACTAATCCAGTATCAAAAGGGAATTGGGTGTATAAGCATTTCTTTAAAAACGAGCTGGAAGACTACTTTGTCTTAGATGATGAGGAACTTTACAAGCAAAGAACCATCATAGTGAACAACACATATTATCACCACTCAACAGCAGATGATAATTTGTTTTTGCCAGCAAGCTATATCGAACAACTTGATGAAATGGAGCTATACGATCCTGATCTTTATAGAATTGCGCGTAAAGGGCGTTTCGGAGTCAACGGGGTATTAGTGTTGCCACAGTTTGAGACAAAACCTCATGACGAGGTAATGGCTGAAATAGCCAATATTAGAAAACCAATACGAAAGAACGGCATGGACTTTGGTTTTGTTGATTCCTACAATGCTTTATTACGCATGGTTGTAGATCATGAAAATAAGTGGCTATACATCTACTGGGAGTATTACAAACGAGGCATGACCGATGATAAAACTGCCGATGAACTTGAGGAAGAAGGGCTCAAGAAATCAATTATTAAAGCTGATAATGCGGAGCCGAAAACAATTGCTTACTTCAAGCAACGAGGTTTTCGTATGTTTGCTTGTAGAAAGCTTACGCGAGTTGAGAATACAAAAAAGATGAAACGTTTCAAGCGAATCATTTGTTCAGATGCTTGTGTAAATACAATTCGAGAGTTGAAGGAGCTAACTTTCAAGAAAGATCCTAAAACAGATGAAATTATTGAAGATGAATTTAATATCGATCCACATACATTTTCAGCAATGTGGTATGGACTAGATGACTATGAAGTAGCAAGTGCGAAAGGTGTCAATTCAAGATAAGGAGGTGGTCCAGTGAACGAATACATTGCTTATATCGATGAGAAAGGTGTTACACCTCTATTACTTAATAAACTAATAGATGAGACAAAAGCTGAACGAAACAAACGATTGCTCAATTACAATCGGTATAAAGCTGAACTATCTGCAGTACCGATTTTAACACGTAAACCAACCGATTACGCTCAAGGTAATGACCATGTGGTCCGTGTTGACGATAAGGTGAACAATACACTTAATAATCCTTTAGACGCTGAAATAGTAGATACAAAGATTGGCTATATGTTCGGTAATCCAATTTCATACGTAGTAGACAAACAAGCTCAAGGCCTTGATAAATTATCTGAGGCGATTGAGCTTTTTAATTTGCGTAATTCTGTTGATGATCTTGATAGTGAGTCAGGCAAGAAAACAGCTATTTGTGGTTATTCAGCACGACTGCTTTATATTGATACCGATGGAAATGAACGAGTTACAACAATTGATCCATGGGAAACTATCATTCTTTCAGAAACAGCAGACGTTAGTGAACCAAAATATTCTATCCGATATTTCAAAAGCGCTGAACTAGATGCTGAGGGTGAAAAAGTAGAAATCGAGCAGCTGGTGTTTTACGATGCAACAACTGAAAGACTCTACACTCGCGCTGATACTGATTCACCTTTTGTTTTGAAAGACGAAAGGAAGCACTTATTCGATTATTGCCCTTTATTCGGTGTTCCAAATAACGAGGAACTACAGGGTGATGCAGACAAGGTGTATAACCTGATTGATGCTTATGATAGAACGCTATCGGATGCTTCGAACGAAATTGAACAGTTCCGATTGGCCTACCTAGTACTTAAAGGTATGGGGATGGATGACGAAGATGCGAAGAAGGTTGCTCGAACTGGCATTTTTGAGTTGATGGGTGAAAATGATGAAATTAAATATCTAACTAAAGATGTTAATGATCAAATGATTGAGAACCATTTAAACCGACTTGAAGAGAATATCATGCGGTTAGCAAAGAGTGTAAACTTTAGTGATGAATCGTTTGCAGGTAATGCTACTGGCGTAGCAATGAAATATAAGCTTATGGCACTTGAGAACAAATGTAAGACGATGGAGCGAAAATTTACGACTGCTCTACGTTATCAATTTAAGGTGCTGTGTAGTGCATGGGCCAAAAAAGGCATTTGCTCAAAGAACGATTACTTGAAAGTTTGGTATGAGTACAAACGAAACATTCCTATTGATTTACTATCTGAGGCTCAAGCGTCTCAAGCTCTAAAAGGTCTAGTTTCTGAACGTACACGTCTTTCTAAATTGTCTATTGTTGATGATGTGGAGTATGAACTTGAAGAGATGCAGAAGGACGCTCAATTGTTTGGTAATGAGCTTGAACCTTTGAACGAGGATAACGAAGTTTCGAAAGAAGTTGATGAGTCATGAATCAACAGGAAATCAATCGTATTTTAGATGATTTAGAAGCTAAAGCCGAGAGGGACATTGAGGTTGTTTTTGCGCGACGATTAAAGACGATACTATTTCAAATGCTTGAGATGCATAAGAAGTTCGGTAAGAACGGTCAAGCTACTTGGACTGACGTTAATAAGTATAATCGCTTTAATCAAGAGATGAAGTTGATAGCTCAACAGTTGAACGCTGATTACAAAGAAATTATTAAGCTCATACAAGCGTCAGAGGAACATCTTTACATTGAGAGATATTTATTGATGGCTTATCTCTTACAACAGTCTACAGGCGAGGAAATGGGCTTTAAAATACCATCTGCTGAGGTGATTCAAGCAGCGTTAACCAATCCTGTTGAGTTTTTGACGTTACCTAAAGTCTTTGAGGCACATAGAAACGACATTATCAGGCGTTTGAACATCGAGATAGCACAGAGCCTACAAGCTGGTGAAAGCTACACAGACATGGCTATACGGATTGAAAATGCTATGGGATGGACGAGGAAGAAAGCTATCCTGGTTGCTCGTACTGAGGGTGGTCGAGTTAGGTCACAAGTAGATCTAGCCATTGAAGAACAGGCGAGTAAAACAGCGAGGCTCACTAAAGTGTGGATGTCATCACTTGATACTAGGGTTCGTAAATCTCACCATAAGCTAGATGGTCAGAAAGCTGATAAAGACGGCTACTATAATTATGGCAAGTGGAAATCGAAAGCTCCACGACTTTGGGGTGTTGCATCAATGGATATTCAATGTCGTTGTCACACTATTTATATGGTGAATGGCAAGCTACCAGAGTATAGGCGAGGCAGAGATTACATGGATGATACGTATCAAAAGCAATTGGCTACTCGTATTGATGCTTACATGTCTGATTTAGGATTGACCTACAAACAAGCTTTTAACAAAGCGTACAAACAGGTTAAGCCTCCAAGCGTTGTGATACCATTCGTAAGTTACGAGGGTTGGAGGAAACAGTTTAGTGGTGAGGGGTGATTGTACTTCTATAGAGTAAAACTATTAAACAACTAACATAATATACAATATTACAACTATAATTAGTAAAATACTTCCTAATTTAGATGTAACATGGTAATCTAGTATTGATTGGTCACCCAAACAATATATTAGGAGGTTTTAAAAATGAAGAAACTCTATACATTTACTTTTACGACATTACTCACAATATTTTTAATGTCCACTGGTGCCTCAGCGGCCTCAGCGAATTATATTCAGTGGGAAACAGAACCGAATGATAGCTGGGCTACTGGCAGTCAGGTTATTACTTATAACATCGATCAGGCTATAAATAGAGGTTATATCAGTTCAGTAAATGATATTGATTATTGGAAATTTGAATATGGGACTAATCCTAATGGCTATCAAATTGCTTTGCAAGTTCCTGATGGTGGATACAATTATGGAGTAGCAGTATGGGAAAAGATAAATGGAAAATATGTAGAAGTAGCTAGAGACAATGGAGACTTCTACCAAAATGTTTATTTAAACATTCCTGGCTTAAAAAGTGATGGTACTGTGCCACAATATGTTATTGGAATATACTCCCCATACAACATTATTTTTACGCCAGATGAATACTATCAACTTGTGGTTTCTCCTCTTTAATAGTTAAACGATTTCCCTGTAACATGGGTTTTAACTTCTACATTTAATAAGAGCTTGTTTTGACAATCATTAATCTCAAAACAAGCTTTTTATATTTGTCTCATATCAAGGTTAATATCAGTAAACTAATCCAATTTTATTACTTAGTTATCGAGTCATTCATTCTGAGTGGCTTTTTTCTTTTGTCTTTTTCTCGCAGACGCTATAAAGAACGAGAAAAAATACACTATTGAACAGTTTAGGGATTCATTTGAGTAACTAAATTGGGCAAGGAGGAAAACATGAAATACAATCCATTTACCCTAAAAACTTTTATACCTTTAGATATTCAATACTTTGCAGGAAATCCAAATCCAGAGCCAACGCCTGAACCTACACCGGAGCCAGCACCACCAGGAGACGGTCAAGGGGCTACGTTGACACTTGAGTCTGTTCAAGCCTTTCTAGCTGAAAATGCAGAAGGTAAAAGTTATCTACAATCATTTGCAGATACTCGTGTAACTGATGCTATAAAAACGTATGAAACTAAAACTCTTCCAAAGAAATTAGAAGATGAGATTGCTAAACGCTATCCACCTGAATCTGAGGAAGCAAAACAGCTACGCGAGTTAAAGGCACAATTTGAGCAGTCTCAAAAAGAAGCCTCACGTGAAAAGTTATTTAACCAAGCATTATCTACTGCTACTGAGAAGAGCTTGCCGGCAAAGTTAGTAGAATTCTTTGTAGGTGAAGATGCAGAAAAAAAAACTGCTAATCTAGGAATCCTTGAAGCAGAGTTTAATGCTGCAGTTCAAGCAGAGGTAGACAAACGTTTCAAAGATGGTGGGACACCACCACCACAAAAACATGGTCAAACCACTACATTGACAAAAGAGGCAGTATTGAAAATGACGCCTGATGAAATCAATGCTAATTGGGATGAAATCGTGAAAAATAAATTACTATAACCGGTTATCGGTAAGGAGGAAATAACAATATGGCAGCAACAAACTTTATTCCAACAATTTGGTCAGCTCGACTATTACACAATTTACAAAAATCTTTAGTATTTGGACAAACAGGTGTAATCAATCGTGAGTATGAAGGTGTAATCAAGGCTTTTGGTGACACTGTAAAAATCAATGGTATTGGTGCGGTATCAGTAGGCGATTACACTCGAAATACTGATATGACGGACCCAGAAGAACTTTCAGATAACACTCGTAACTTAGTGATTGATCAGTCTAAATTCTTCAATTTTCAAATTGATGACTTAGATAAAATTCAACAAAATCCTAAACTGATGGATGCTGCAATGCGTGAAGCTGCTTATGCTTTATCAAATGTAGCAGATCAATTTATCGCCTCACATTATGTACATGCAACTAACGCGATTGGTACAGATGCTGCGCCGGTTGAAGTAACAAAAGAGAATGCTTATGAGTACCTAGTAGACCTTTCAACTAAACTTGATGAATCAAATGTACCAACACAAGGTCGCTTTGCTGTTCTGCCACCTTGGTTTGAAGGATTACTGTTAAAAGATGACCGTTTCGTTGGCTCAGGTGCTTTACCAGCTGACGAAAGATTATTAAATGGTGTAGTTGGACGAGCAGCAGGCTTCCTGTTAATGAAATCCAATAATGCACCTTCTGTTGCTGCAGACACTGGAGTAGTAGCAAACTCTAAAATCATTGCAGGTCATAACATGGCTTGGACGTATGCGGAGCAAGCAGCACAAGTAGAAGGCTACCGCATGGAGAAACGTTTTGCTGATGCAGTGAAAGGACTTCACCTGTACGGTGCCAAAGTGACACGCCCTGAAGCTCTAGCAGTGCTATCAGCTAAACGTCCAGAATAAGTAAAGGGGTGGTAAACTCGTGTTAGTTAAAAACTTAAAAACAGATATCGCATGGGCGGTCACTGAGGAACACGGTGCCCGTCTTTTACGTACTGATGAATTTGAAGTAGCTGAAGCACCAAAACCTAAACGTGCTCCAGCTAAAAAATCTGAATCAGACGAAACAGAAAAGTAGGTGATCTTATGTGGGAACCAACACAAGAGGAAATAGATCAGCTAAAGCAAATGAATAATATAACAGGAGCTAAGCATGATGGATTTTATCGTGCCATGGCTCCTGTTTTATTTGATGTGGCGAAAGACTACTGTAATGGCAAGTGGGAACCGCCAGAAATGCCACAGGGTGTTAAGTTGTTCATTGCTAAAGCGATTCAGTTTAATATGCAAACGACAGGTCTAACAGGGCGTTCAATGGGGACTGTCTCGTATAGTTACGACACCGAATTTCCAAAAGCAATTTGGACCTATTTAAGGCCATATAAGAAGGTGAAATTCCATGCATTACGATGAATTTCCTCATGAAGTTGAAGTGGTCGAGAAAAAGCGTGTTTCTGATGGTGCTGGTGGTTTTAAAACAGATTGGCATCCAGTTGATAACTTCGCTGCATTTGTGGATACTCCAACAAGTAAAGAGCAGTATTATGCTCAACAACTTGGTAATCCGTTACAAAGGTATATGTATTATCCCTACAGAACTGATTTAACTTCTAGCATGCGGCTTCGCTATGAAGGTGAGATTTACGCTTTTGCTGGTCGTCCTGAAGATCAAGGTGGTCAACACGAAATCATGCGTGTTGCATTAAAGTTGGTGACTGAATAATGGCTAGGATTACATTCGGAGGACGGGAGTTACTAAGGGCAGCACGTAGATTTGAAGAAGGTATATTGGATAAGATATCAGACATTGTTTATGAGACAGCAAGGCTTATACAAACGCAGGCTAAGGCTCTAGCTCCTGTCGATGATGGTAGCTTGCGAGACTCAATTGAAATGAAGATGCTTGGCAAATACAATGCTGTTGTTTCTGTAGGAGTCCATTATGCTGTGTACGTGGAATGGGGAACGGGCATCTATAGTGTTTCGGGCACGGGTCGTAGAACACCATGGACGTACTTCAGCACAAAATTAGGGCGTTATGTAACCACTGATGGTATGAGAGCTCAACCTTTTTGGGGTCCTGCTGTTGATGCTGGTCGGGATTACTTTGAAACAGAAATGCGGAGGTTAGGGTTATGAGTTATTTGATACTTCCGTTTTACGAAATACAGACAGCGATTTATCAGAAGTTAAAAGCAAGTCCACATTTACAGACGCTAGGTGTAGAGGTATACGATACACCTGATGAAAATACACCTTATCCATACGTAACAATTGGAGAGCCATACAGCAATCCATTAGATACAAAGACAAATAATTGTGAGCAAGTTACCTTTACGATACATGCATGGCGAAAAGACAATGATGAATCAACAGGGAAACGAATCCTTTATGAGATTCTAAGTGCTTGTCAGCGGGCTTTAATTACACGTAGGTACTCTATTAATGGTCTTACAGTATTAGATGTTACTAGGTATGGGGCTCAAGTGTTTGACGATGTAGAAATAGGGCTTAAACATGGCGTGTTAACAGTGCGCTACAAAGTACAAATTAATTAGGAGTGATACAATGGCACGTTTAAACGGTAAAGACAGTTTATTACTAGTACAACCTTCAGATAACGCATTAGGCGCAGAAGGTTTTTTAATTGGAGATCAAACTGAGCATACACATTCATACGAACGTGAATTGACGGATGAACAAACGAAATTCGGTCGTATTCTTGGGCCAGGACAGTTATCAGAATCATTGGATGTAACCTTTTATGGAAGCACTGATGATCCTGGACAAGCTGCTGTATTAGAGGCTATTAAAAAAGGGAAACAGTTAAAGGTGTGGGAAGTTGAAAAGCACCTTAATAAAAACGGTAAGCACGATTCATTGTTTGCTATCACTTATGTTGAATCGCTTGAAAAATCAGCACCTACAGATGGGTTTTTAGAGATTTCTGCTACTTTGCAAGTACTGAATACATCTAAGAAGGGTGAAATGAATCCCCTGCCTGATGATGTACTAAACTTCGGTGATTACGATTATGAAAACCCTGGTGAAAAAACAGGCGAGTTTAACGGTGAAGAAAACGACAATGTGGCAGTTACAGGAATGGCAGTAGATCCAACAACACTAACTGTCGCTGAAGGAGCAACAAAAAGTATCGTAGCTAATGTAGTGCCAGTGAATGCTACTAATAAAGCAGTGACATTTACATCAAGTGATAATGCAATCGCAACAGTAAATGCACAAGGTGTTGTAGCAGGTGTGGCAGAAGGTTCAGCTACTATTACAGCAACAACGGTAGATGGTGGATTTACGGCAACAACAGCAGTGACAGTAACTTTATAAATCAAAAGGGAGCTAAACAGCTCTCTTTTTTTATTGAAAACAAACAGAAAAGGATGATTATAAATGGCTCAATTACTAATTGGTGAAAACACTCTTACAGCAAAGTTTACTTTTGCTTTTAAAAATAAGGCAGATAAAGAATTTAATGATGTAGATGCTCACGGTAACCGTCCAGGTGGATTTAATCAAATCTATCAAGGACTATTGCAATTTGATTTAGATGCATTACGTGCATTTTGGTTATGTGGCCTTGCTCATTTATCTAAACAGCCTAGCAAAACAGAAATTGAAGCAGCGTTAGAAAAAAGAATCGAAGAGGATGGTGATGTTGAGCCTCTATTCCAAGAAGCTTTCCGAGAAATTGATGAATCGGGTTTTTTCAAAAAAGCTGTCAAGACGTTCTGGGAGAACTTAGAACTATTCGAATCAGTAGCATCCGAGGAAGAAAAAGAACAAGCCAAAGCAGGAATCGAAATGATGAAATCAGCGAGAGTCGAATTATTAGGGAACAAACAGATCGCGTTATTGAAATCCGACAAATCTACCGAGACGCAGCAAGATATTTAAAGGTCTATGATCCAGAATTGATTCTATCTTGGCGTCCAAGTGAATTCCAAGCCTTTTTGGAGGGCGCTAATGATGCTCGTATTGACTATTATCAAACATTGGCTGATGCAGCTATGTTTAATCGAGTGGCGACTAATAAACCGCGTATTAATCCAAAGAGTGACCTGTTTGATGCGGAGAAAGTAAGAAAATCCTTGCATCACAAAGGACCTAGCCCAGAGGTTAAGAAACGCCAACACGCAAAAGCAATGGCAGCACTGAAAAACTGGAAGCCATAGAAGGGAGAACGCTATGAACGGAAACTTTACAGCCAGAATTGGTGCGAGAATTACAGAGTTTATGGCTCGGATGCGCCAAGTCAGAGAAACAATTAGAACTTCAGCTAATGACGCAAGGGTTGATGTTGGGGCAGATATTAGCCAATTCAATCGACGTATGGCTGAAATCCGAGCTCGTATAGCAGCAATTACTCGAGACCGAGTTGTCATCAAAATTGAGGCGCGAATAGAGAACTTTCAACGAAAAATACAACGTATTGCAACAGATATTCGGGCCTTCGGTGAATTAATGCAGCACACGTTATCTGGTTCATTGATTGCCGTTCTACCGATGATTGCACCACTAATAGCTAATATTGGAGTAGCTATCGCTAATCTTGGTCCAATGATCGGTGCATTAGCAGGTTCTACCTTTGCTTTAGCAGGGGCATTTATGAGCGCAGGGGTAGCCGCTGGAGCATTTGCAGCTGTAGCGATACCAACAATCAAAAAGTTGTTTGATGAAAACGCGCAGTTAAATTCAGCTCAAAAGAGTGCTAAAGCCTCTTTTGACAACATGAAATCAACCTATCAAGGACTTGTAAAAGAAACAGAAAAGCCAGTTCTGAAAGCTTTTACAAGTGCAATGGAAATAACCAATACATTACTTACAAAGTTAAGACCATTGTTTATATCTAGTGCTCAAGCAGTATCAAGCTTAATGACACAACTTAATGAAGCTATTGGTACACCTCCGATTCAAAAGTTCTTAGACTATTTGAATACAACAGGCGCACCAATGTTAAAAACTGTGACTCGTTCAATGGGAAATCTAATGCAAGGTGTATTCTCAATGTTAACAGCCTTTGCACCATTAACAGCATCAACGGCTAAAGGCTTCGAGGAAATGACGGTACGTTTTGCAGAATGGTCAAATGGTCTTTCAGGAAGTTCGAAGTTTCAAGCTTTCATGGACTATGTAAATACAAACATGCCAAAGATTCGAGCAATTTTCCGAGATGCTACAGCTGGCATTATTTATTTCTTCAGTGCATTTTCTGGATCATCATCAGGCATGATGGATGGACTTGTTTCTATGATGGCTCGATTTAAAGAGTGGTCAGCGAGTTTATCTCAAAACCAAGGATTCCAAACATTCTTATCCTACGTGCAACAGACAGCACCTATTGTCCTACAGTTAATTGGTAACTTGACTAAGTTTCTAGTGAACTTGGGAATTGGTATGGCGCCTGTGGGTGCAGGGCTGATGAATATTGTTAATAACCTTTTAGAATTTATGAACGGCGGAATGGAAAGTAATCGTATTATTGGTGTTCTATTAGCTAGTTTCATTTCAATCGGCGGGGTTTTACTAGCAGTGGTTCCAAACATAATTGCATTTAGGGAACTTTTCAAAGGATTGGGACCAGCAATTACAGGTGGCATTGGTAAGGTAATACCATTGGTTACCGGATTATTCACTAATTTTGGTGGTACCATGGCAGCTCTGGGTACAAAAGTTATGGCCTTCGCAACAAGGTTTGGGAGTGCTCTGGGGTTAATAACAAATCCAGTTGGTTTAGTGATTATAGCAATAGTAGCATTCGTCGCAGTTTTAGTACGTTTATATAAAACTAATGATAAATTCCGAGCTCAAGTTCAAACAGCTTGGGCAGCTATCAAAACAGGTATTTCCATTGCAGTATCAGCAGTCAAAGATTTAGTCATGTCTGTTTGGACACAGATAACATCGTTCTGGAATGAAAATCAAGAAAGTATTAAGTCAACAGCATCAACGATATGGAACGCTATTGGTAATGTAGTAACAACAGTTATGTCAGTAATCGGAGCAATAATGCAGTTTATATGGCCTGTTGTGAAAGCATTAATCGTATCGACTTGGGAAGCTATAAAGAACGTTATTCAGGGTGCAATTAATATTATTTTAGGTATCATAAAAACTTTCACTGCCTTATTCAAAGGTGATTGGCAGGGTGTTTGGGATGGCATTAAGCAAATTTTACTTGGAGCCTTGCAAGCAGCTTGGGGTTTAATTAACCTCTATTTCGTAGGGAAATTACTAGGTCCGTTAAAAGCATTTGGTTCAACAGCCAAGACATTCTTACAAGGTATTTGGACAGCTATAAAAGGTATATTCACGAATACGCTAAATGCTATAAAAACTGTAGTGGTAAGTGTTTTTAATGGCATTAAGACTACAATTACAACAGTTTGGAATGGGATTAAGACATTCTTTACAACGATTCTAAACGGTATCAAGACTGTTTTCACTAGTATTTGGCGAAGTATTGCTTCGTTCTTAGACAATCTATTCACAAGTATCACAGGTACTGTTCGTTCAGTATGGAATGGTATTAAGAGTTTAATTTCAAGTGTTTTAAAGGCCATTGCAAATGTCGTAAAAAGTATTTGGAATGGCATTAAAAATTCAATCACATCTATTCTTAACGGCATTAAGTCAACTATAGAATCGATTTGGAATAGCTTTAAAAATATTGTTTCAACAGCGATGGGTAATGTCAAAACTGCTGTTGTTAACGGTTGGAATGCAGCTAAATCATTTTTAGAGAGTATTAGTCTAGTGAAAATTGGCGAATACATTGTAGCTGGTTTAGTGAAAGGGATTAACAACTGGTTTGGTAAAGTGAAAGCGAAAGTTGCGGAACTTGCAGAACTATTACCAGCGTGGTTGCGTAAAAAGCTCGGGATTCATTCGCCTTCAAGGGAAATGGCCAAAGTTGCAAAGTGGATTCCAGCAGGTGTTGCAACAGGTATTTACAATAATATGGACTATATTAAGAAATCTGCTGAAGCGATGTCTAAAGCAGCTATACCGAACTTCCAACAAACTGTAAAAGCTACGACCAATATGATGGATAGTGCTAAGAAGATCATCGCATCTAAGACAAGTGAAATTGAAAAGGAAATCAAAACAGTCGAAGCAGAGTATGCGAAGAAAAAGGCAGAGGCTACCAAGAAATCAAATAACAAGGTTGCTGAGATTAATGCCAAAGCTAATGACAAAAAGAAAAAGCTAACGTCTGCTCAACAACGTCAAATCTTGAAATTGCATGATGATGAAAAATCAGCACTAGAAAAAATCGAAAAAGAAAAAGCAAAGAAAATTGATGCTATTCGTTCCAAGTCAGCAAAAGAACAGTATGACAAATTAAAAGAGTATGCAGAACATCAAGTAGGGTTAGAAAAGTGGTCTACAAAGGAACAAGCAGCTTACTGGCAGTATGCAACTAGTTTGTTCAAAGATGGCACAGAGGAACGTATCAAAGCACAAATCGAGTACAACAAATCAATGGCCGAGTTAACTACAGAACAATTCAACAAAGAAAAGGATTACGTTGAACGTCGTAAGAAGTACAACTTAATGTCATTGACTCAAGAGCTAGCTGCTTATGAAAAATACGTTAAAGCTTATAAGGTTGGCAGTGAGGAGCGTATCTATTATGAGGATAAGATTGCTGAAACAAAGCAAGCTATTCATGATCGACTGATTGCTTTAAACGAAGAATACATTAGCAAGATTAAAGATGTCCAACAGGCTGAAATAGATGGCGTAAAAGAACTTCAAAAAGCTTACCAAGATGCTGAGGATGCTCGTACTAAAGAGATTACTAGTGCTATAAGTATCTTTGATGAATTTGAGCGTAAAACAGATGTGTTTGGTTCCAAACTTATTGAAAATTTACGTGGTCAAGTAGATGCAATGCGTGATTGGGCAACTGATCTTCAAATGCTTGCTTCAAAGGGTGTAGACAAAGGCTTGATTGCAGAATTACAAGCAATTGGTCCGAGCGCACAAGCTGAAATTGCCGCATTAAATAAACTGAGCACTGGCGAGCTAAATGAGTATGAAAATCTTTGGAAAGAAAAAACAAAGATTGCTCGTGAACGTGCTCAATTTGAGTTAACCGACTTACGTAAGGATACATCAGATCAAATTACGAAACTTCAAACTGACACTAAATCGCAACTTGAAACGTACAAAAACGAATGGATTGAGCAAGTCAAACAAATTCGTGAAGGTACAAAAAACGAATTTAATCCTATGATTAGTAGCATGAAAGAGATTGGTATCCATGCTATTGAGGGATTACGAAATGGGCTTGCTAGCCAAGTTCCAGCTCTACAGGCTCAAGCTAATGAAATTGCGAATACCATCGATAAAACGATTCGAAAAGCGTTACAAATCAAATCACCATCAAGGGTTCTTGAAAAATTAGGTGTGTTCTCAGGCCAAGGTATTACTCAGGGTCTTGCAAGCACAAAAGGTATTTTAACAAGTGCTGTAAAAGACTTAACAGATATTATGCAGACGGATATATCAGCAGCCACTATCAGATTATCTACAGCTCTTAATGGTGGAATGGATTCGCAGTTGTTAAACAGCTATGAATTAACATCAAGCCAAGATCAAATAGGAGTATTAAAACAGATTGCTGGATTAATTAGCAAACTAGATTTTGTTGTGGAATTAGATGGAGACGTAATTAGTGAATATGTTGATAGAAATCAAAGTAACAGAGTTTCATCAAGAAGAACAATTCTAGGTTAGGGGTGTAGTCAATGGACACAGTAATCGAATATAGTACAGGGGCTACACTCTCCCTTGTACAAGAAGGCTACATCACACAAGACATGTTGATTAGGCCAATTGACCAGAAAACATCTAGTGTTGAAGTGGATGGACGTCCTGGTGTCGTAAGAGAATCAGTCAACCACGGCACAAGGGTAATCATCTTGTCTGTTATGTATATAGCTTCAGATCAATTAGATTTCGCTCTAAGGCGCGATAAATTGTTTTCAATTTTTAGCGACTTGGAGCCTTTTTATATCTATGAAGGACGACCAACCTATAAGACAAGTACTTATGAGTTTGAATTGCCGGGGCAAACATGGGGCCAGAATTCACAACTACCAACCAACATCGAAATACTTAAAGGTAAACGCTACAAAGTGATTCGCACCAATATGAATGAGGTTGAACAGAATGGATTAATAGGAAAGGTAGATATTGAGTTTGAGACCTATCAATTACCCTATGCTGAGTCACCAGGTACCACATTAGATGAACGTACATTTGATAAAGAGATATGGCAAACAGGGCAAGGCTTAATGGCTGTGGATCCAACAACATTAAAATATATATTCCAAAACGAAACGTCTTTTCAAGTTTACAATGCTGGTGATGTACCATTAAAAACAAACTTGCGAGACATGCTTTTTGAAATTGAGTTTTGGGGTTCGAGTACTAATCTAAGTATTACTAACGTAACAAATGATACTCAATGGCAGTACAACGGTTCTAGTAATGCAGATGATGTTATTAAGCTTGAAACGCCAACTAGGTTTACTAAAAAGGAGAATAGCATTTTTAAGGATACTAATAAAAAAGTACTAATATTGGAACCTGGCTGGAATACCATTCAAATATCTGGTGCATCAAAATTTTTAATCTTGTTTAGATTCAAATTTTATTACAAGTGAGGAGGGCTATGATGGTGCGTATGCGCGTTATTGGTACATCTTTTGATAAAGGGTACCGAGACGATTTAAACTATAATTTCGGGCTGTTAGAAGCCTTAATCGGTGAAGCAAAGGGACTGACTGATACTTTACGACAAGAAATGTTAAGTCAGATAAATAATTTACAACAACAAATCAATCTGTTAACTGGTGAGAATGTTGGTGATTTAATGGCACGCCTTAACGATTCCATCCAGCAAGCATTAACGGCTGCACAAGAAGCAAGGACGGCTAAAACAGCAACAGAAGAAGCTACAGCATTAGCTACCACAGCTACAAAGTTAGCAAATGCAGGGGCGTTTCTTGCTGAAGAGAAGGCTAACTATGCTAATGAGAAAGCAGTGTTAGCGCAAGAGGCTGCTGATAATGCTACTCAAGAGGCTTCAAACTTATCGCAGTTAAAGGTTGATGTTGTACAAGCTACTCAAGATGCAAACACTGCAACAGGTAACGCAAAACAAGCAGCACAGGATGCTCAAACAGCTACAAATGCCATTAATGTTGTATTACCAAATGTGACTGGGTTAGTGAATTTAAAAGAATGGAATATCGAAATCGATTACAAAAAGAATAACTTCGTTACATTAGAAGGTAATGGTTATATGGCCTTGCGTGACAATAAAGGCATAAGACCACCTTCGTTGCCACTGCTTTCAAATGCTAATTGGGCAATGTTTGTACAAAAGGGCGAGAAAGGTGAACAAGGTACTGGGGTAAGTATTTTAGGGACATTGCCAGATGAAAGTGCATTACCACCTTCAGGTGAGTCAGGAGATGCTTATTTAATTAATGGAGATTTATATGTTTGGTCAGGTACTACAAATGATTGGACAAATGTAGGTACCATTAAAGGTCCACCTGGCCCACCTGGCCCTCCTGGAAAAGATGCTGATCTAACAGAGATCAATCAAGAAATAACGAATTTAAAACAAACTGTTTCTCAAAATCAACAAACACTGTCAGAACATCTTTTATCAACAAAAAAATGGGTTTTTGCCTATAGCACTTTAGTTCAAAGTATTCCTAATAACCAATTTACAGATATAGTTTTTGATAATTTAATTAACTATAACAATGCAGATATAGCTAAGCTTGATACAAACGGTAACATCATATTAAACAAAGGTGTTTATATGGTAGTAGGACAAGTAGGTTTTGCACCGAATTCATCTGGTGTACGCCGTATTAAAGTAAGAGATGTTTTGCAACAAACACAAGGAGCTATTAATAGTTCAGAGTACGATTATTTAAGCGCTTCTGATATTACTAACGTTACATCTGATGGTACTAAGCTTACAATACAAGCTTTTCAAAATTCTGGCGCATCTCTAAGTACCAGAGACGCAGGTTACACCTCTGTAAAAATACTTAAAGTAGGTGATTTATGATGATTGTACAAGCATTTGATGTTAATCCTAACAAATTAATGGATGAATTGTTATTTCATAATATAAAGTCCACCATCACAAGCGACTTAAAAGAAAATGAATATATTGCAAAAAATGTAACAATTAGAATTGACAACAGTACAGACCTAGATCTAGTAAAACATATAATAAGTGTACATGTCCCAATAACATCACCAAAACCTACAGAAATTGACTATTTGTTAGATTTAGACTTTCGTTTATCAAAGCTTGAATTGAATTTATAAACTAACTAGAGAGGGACTGATAAAAAATGACATACACATATTGTAGGACAGTAATCAACAGTAAAACGTATGATTCCAAAGAAAAAATGCTTATTAAATTGGATGTATTTTTATTAAATGACAGGGTTACACAAGACGAATATAACGGATTGGTAGATTTATTGAAAACTAATACTGAGATTTAATGTTAAGTAAAAAAAGAACACGCAACGATAAGCGTGTTCAAGGCATTATTCTCTTTACAATTGGAATTTTACTAACTAGTAATGAAAACAATAGACTAAGTATTAAAACGAGAAGTGTGAAAATAGGGATGAAAATAAGTGGTTGCATATTATGGAAATCTACTTTAAAAATTCTAAAAATATATTCCATTATTATTACGTGAATTAAGTAAATACCAAAACTATATGTGCTAATCAGCTTTAAAATAGTATTAGACTTTAGGGTTGCATTTTTAAAATATAAAAATATCATTATGGATACTAAAACCGTATTAAAATTAAGGTAATTCATAAAGTATGATCCAAATAGATTATTAGATGCCGAAATAATGTATGTCCCAAAAAATGTTATCGCAATGGATATAAGACCAATGATATTAAACACCTTAGATGATTTTATATCAAATTTAGTTAGATAATAACCTAGAATATAGTAACCTAAGAATAAAAAACCAGCTGCAAATTGCCCTATATACATTGATATTTCTGTTGTATAAAAATTAACCTTATTAAGAATTAAGAAAATTGTATTGTAAATAGAAATGATTGAAAACCATAAAATTAAAAACCATTTAATTTGTCTGTTGGTTAAATTATTTATAAATTTTTTGATGAATGGAGTAATGAAATATAAAAAAATTATCATGTATAGGAACCATAAAGGATAATAAACAGGCCCTTTTAAAAATGAAACATAAAATGTTTTGAATGTAACTGTTTCTAACTGGAAACGATTTATGTAAATGTAATAAACAATCCCCCAAAATACTAATGGGATAATTACTTTCAATGCTCTTTTTTTATAAAAAGTAAATAAGGTATCAGTTTTTAGATCATTTAATAATAATGCTCCACTTATCATTACAAAAATAGGGACACACCATCTAAACAACGAATTATAGAAAGTGCTAACAAGCCAATCATTTGTTGCGTATGATGCAAAATCTCCAACAACACCTGCTGATACATGGATAATTACTACACCTAATATTGCAAAAGTTCTTAAATAATCGAAATATATTATTTTCTGTTTCATTTTCTACCTCCGTATTCTTAATTTATAATACGTTAGAATAACGAGTGGTGTAAAGAGTGGCAGGGAATACATATTCCGGTATTAATTGAGTAGAAATGACAATATATGAGCTTTATTGAATGAGTATTTTAGGCAGGAAATTGAAAGAAGTTGAATTACTCTTATAGTATTTTGATTAGTTTAAACTATTTCTAATGTTAAGCGCTACTCCATGCGAGTGGCGTATTTTTATTTAAAAGAAGGTGATGCGATGCTATCAATCACTAACTACGAAGGAACTTTGACAGAGGCTTTAGTATGCAGAGGCAAGCCAGTCGTGAGAAAAAACATTGATGGTGTATTTGAACTGACATTGGATGCAAGTGAACATGATAACCCTCATTCCTTTAATTTGATAACTGAAGAAGGAATCATAGAGGCTGGTGGTTTTCAGTTTCGAATAAAGCAAATGCAACGAAAATCGAGGGGGAATGTGAAGTCGGTAAAGGCTCAACATATCTTCTTTGACAACATCTGGCGTAGGCAAGAGGGCACCAATGGAGGAAATAAAACCTTTAATGAGTTTGCCACTTTTGCATTGCGTGATACAAATTGGACCTTCACAAGTGATTTTAACGAGGATGGCTATATAGAGGCTTTCGGTAATGACAATATCGTTAAATTGGTGAATCAAATATGTGAGGCGTTTGAGTGTGAGTACGAGATTACATCAAACAGCAACATTCATTTCAGCAAGATGCTTGGCCCAGATAATGATTTTATATATCAATTTGGTGACAACATTGTTGAACTATCTAAATCGGTTAATACAGACAACTTAAGGACTCGTATTAGTGCCAAGGGTAAAGATGACCTCATTGTTCGATATACGTCACCACAGGCTGCTAAATGGGGTATTCGTGATGCTGATGATATGAGCGATGAAAGGTTTTCAGACTCAGACAATTTGATGGACAAAGCCAGAAAATCATTAAAAGATCAGCCAGAATTATCTATCGAGTTGGATTCAATCGAGTTATTAGATAAACAGCTTGGAGAGCGTATCTGGCTCATTTACGAGCCTTGGTATTATGAAATGCAGACTCGAATACTAGAGGTAACACAAGTAATTGATGAAGATACAGACGAATTTAAGACAGTGGCCATTGTCATCGGTAATGCCCTGCCTCAAACATTGTCTGATGAATTGACTGAAACACAAGAAATCTTGAAAGAGTCGATTAAAGAATATCGTTCATCATTTACAAAAACAGATTCTAATATTCGCTTAGAAGTGGAACGTATCAATCATAGTATTGCAGCTATTGATATTAAAGCTGACAACATTAATCTAAGGGTGAATAACCGTATTACTAACGAGGTGGCACAACTAAACATTCGAGCTGACAGCATAACAGCAGAAGTTACCAGAGTAGAACGAAAAGCTGATAGCACTCAAACACAAGTGTCGTCATTATCTATTGAAGTTGGTCAAATATCATCAAGAGTATCAAATGTTGACTCAAGACTTGGAACAGCGGAGAGTTCAATTGTCCAACAGGCTCACCAGATTACTCAAAAGGTCAGTAATACTGATTACAACGGTAATACAATAGCATCCCTAATTAATCAAACATCAACAACTATTACTATTCAAGCTTCTAAGATCAATTTAGTCGGTGCTGTAAGGGTTTTGTCAGACCTTAGTGGAGACATGGGAACTATTTATGCTGGGCGCATCGAGGGTGGATCTATACAAATTAATACAGATGCTCGAGTAGGGAATAATTTATATATCGGACAGCCCTATGATACAAACTCTAAATCTATTGTCTTTAACAACTCTTCACGTATTAATAGTATTGGTAACGGAATGAGTTTATCAGCACAGAGTATGAGTTTAGATTCAACGAGCGTCATTATTGGTACCTCTTTCGGTACTACTGGATTTAACGGAACTGTAGACTTTTCATACGCAACTGTTCGAGGAGTCGCAAGAGCTAATTCGTCAGGTATAGGTATTTCTTATTCAAACGGAAGATTATATGTGCAAGTTGACGGTTCAACAAAAGGTTCCGTAGCACTAACATAAAAGGAGATTGATATTATGAATTATCAAGTACAACTAAACAATGGACAGGCAATTAACTTAACAAATGCGGAGTTTGACGTATCAGCGTTTACAGCAACACTCAATGATCAAAAGATTAATTTCGTTAATATCGGTGGAGCAATCATCAATAAACACATCATAATTAGTGTGTTGCCAGTAGAAGCTACACAAGCAGAAACGCAAGCTTAGTCTTAGCGTTATTTTTATTGTCTAAATATTAGATGGTGAGTATTTGTTTTTATAGAGCTTTAACGGATAATAGAAACTAAGGGAGATGATTCTAAGTTGATAGAAAAAAATGTCAACACCGAAGTTTCAGGAGATATAATAGTTACTCACCTAATAGGTCACATAAAAATTGAAGATGTTGATGATTGGTTTAATGGTTTTGAAAAGGTGTGTCAGCAATTTATTTCTGAAGGCCGAAAGTACAAATTGTTGGTAGATAGAAAAGGATATATCCCAGACCATTTTTCTGTCCAGAAAGAATGGAAAGATAAGTTTTTTAATGATACCATTCTAAAACACAGCAAAGCAATTGCGTTTCTCCTTGAAGTAGGGGAGATAATGAACCACTTAAAGCAATCCAACACAAAAGAGTCTGTTGAATTTTTCGATAATTACGAACTGGCATTCAAATGGTTGGCTGAGTATTCAAAATAAGAGTCTTTATATAATTGATGAATGTTTTAACAACAGTAATGCGCCTTCCACTATTAATCAGTGGAGGGCTTTTATATGCGCTATGATAGCAATCAAGATGGGCAAAGTTACACAGTACTGAATCTCGATGCGGCTCATAGCTTTTATTTTAAATAAGACAACAATCCAATACTATTATTTGTTTAGAAATAAACTTATTTATTCAGTAAAATGAGAAAAAACAATAATCTTTTATCTGTAAAGTTGTGATATATTTATATAGTTTATAAAAGAATTATATCTAATCGGAGGATTCACAGTGAGTCAACAAGGTAATTTTATTCTAGACAGAAGCAATACTCAACTGCTAAAGGGCTTTGCAATTGTATTAAATAGGAGCTTTTACTGATGAATAAAATTAAAATTAAGAATAGTTTTAATTACTGTATGTCAAATTTAATTTATGTAAAAGGTAAAATTATAGATAATAAAAAGATTCCATTAGATTCGTTACAAGTCAGTAAAAATAATCCTAATGATATTTTTATGGAAACAACCTTTTTGGAAGATGGGTTAGCAGAGGAAATTATTGATGTAGTGCAACAACTTAGATTAGAATTAGACGTTCCAAGTATACAAGTTTCAATACTCTCAAAGGATTACGGAAAATTTGATTATGTCTCAGGGTATGCAAGTCTTGAGGAGAAGAAGTTGGCTACATTAAATACTGTCTATTACCTTGGTAGTATCACAAAGATATATATGCAAGCGATAATCTTAAAATTGGTACAGGATAATAAAATCTCTTTAGATGATTCTATTTCAAAATATTTAAAGGAACTTACAATTCATAAAGAAGTAACTATTAAACATTTATTAAATCATACTAGCGGTTTATATGACCCCTTACTTAATAAAGTTCACTTGTTCAAACTTTATTTTTTAGGTAAAAAATCAACAACTGATGAGATTTTAAAAAAGGTGAAAGAAAAAAAACCATTTTTTACTCCAGATGCTGACAGAAAGTATTGTAATACAGGGTATGTTCTACTTGGTTTAATTGCAGAAAAAGTAACAAATAAACCTTTTTCAAGTATATTAAAGGAATATTTTTTAGATGAGTATGAATTACACGAAACCTTTTACTCTGCACAAGATAATATACCTAATATTATTGCAACAGGATATGATTTAGATAAATATTTATTGAAAAAAGGTTTAAAGGCAAATATAGACCGTTTTCCACTTTTTTTACCTACTCTAAGTTTTACATCTGGAGGAATAGTATCAAATGCATCAAACGTTAGTCGTTTTTTGTTTAATATCTTTAACACTAACATTTTAGATGATAAAAGTAAGAGAAAATTACGTTTGTTTTTTAGTGTGAAAAATATCAGTAATGTAGTACTTAGAATTAATATAGGCCATATGTGTGGGTACAATAACTTTTCAGGATATTCGGACAGCAAAAAATTTAGTATTGTTGTTTTAACAAACCTCACGTATTCATCAAGTGGAATTTGTATTCCAGAAATAATAGCAGAAAGAATTATAGATACAATGGCTAAGAAAAAAGTTATTTGATCTATTTCTAGAACAATCACTTCATAACGTTTATTTAGCGCTACTCAAACCGAGTAGTGTATTTAAAATGAATTATTGAATTTACTGTTTAATGTAAATGACTTAATTCATTAAAAAAAGGGTGTTATTTAACACCCTTTCACTTTTAATGATAGGACTCGATTTACTTCACATTATCTGTTTCTTTATCTTTATGTTTCTTATTTTTTGAAGAAAAGAACTCTATCTTTTTTAGAATCACATCACGTACTTTATTACTTAATCCTTTTTCAAGGTAATGGTGTGAAAGTGAAGCTATTGCTAAAGAAAGAGCAACCATCAAAGGTAGAAAACTTGGATCCTGTATTGCTACTCTGGCAGGTGTGTCCCATAAGAGAAGAGAAGCCGTATCTGTAACTATTGGATGAACTAAGTAAAGTGAGAAAGATATATCTCCAAGCCATATTAGCCATTTTGGAACAGTGAATTCGTAAGTTTTACTTGCAATAACAAAACAAAATACCATAATTACCATAGGGAATCCCCAATGTGTAACACCTACACCTGAATGTACGCCAGATACTATCCACCAGAAAGCAAATGCCGCGGAAATCCAAGCTATGCTACGTGCTACTAGAGGGTTATGTATTTGAAGAGGGCTAAAATATAACCACCCAATTACGACACCAGCAACAAACTCCCAGATTAAAGGAGATGTAATTATATTAAGGTAGCTACTAAAATTATAACGTTGGAAACCTATAAGTGTAACATCATTACCAAAGATATATGGTAAAAATAGTAGTGAGAATGCAATCCAAGATGAGAAAACAACCCATCTGAATTTTTTAAATAGTAGGCTGATGCAAATAATTAAGTAGAAATATAATTCGTAATTAAGTGACCATCCAACATGAAGTACTGGAGAGCCGAAGAACGGAGCATTACCATTATTTAAATCAAGGGGAATGAACATAAGGGACTTAACTACATCATTCCAACCGAATTTATAATCAGCGTTAATATATCCATATGTAATTAACATGACTATATAAAAAATGATGGACACTACCAAATATACAGGTACAATTCTCGCGAATCGTTTAACAGCAAATTTGGTTGTATATAGGAATGTTCCATCTGTGTTTCTGGTTGTATACACCATAATAAAACCACTTATAACAAAAAATAGATCTACACCAGATCCATTGGCATTAAAAAGCCAATTTGATATTAAGCTAGATTCGTTCGTTGGATAGTTTATTCTACTATGTAGAATTACTACCATTAATGCTGCAATACCTCGAAAGGCTTGCAAGAAAGTAAGTTTTTTCATTTTAGTTTCCTTTCCGATTGGTGATTAAAGCCAATATATATTCTATGGAATATATATAGGGTTGTCTATCTTATAATTTTTTTGTTTGAATTGTTAATCCAAAATTCTTTTGAGTAAAAAAGGATTATTCTAATTGAAAATATTTAGATAACTGTTTAATTACCTATTTTTTTACCAATCCTTTTAAAATAAGGAGTGGTAAAAATGGAAAATAGATTATTCGTAGGAGTTTTTAATGGTTTACTATTAAGTATTATTTTATGGGTTTCTATTTTTGGATGGATACGCATAATAAAAAATCTTTTATAAAACGCAAGCATAGGCTTAGCGTTATTTTTTATGTCAAAAAGTTATAAAAAGTAACAGAAAGGTGTTGGAGGATAATAATTCCTATTGTCGAATTAAATAGACGAAAGGAGTAGATGATATGGCATTTACAAAAGAAATTTTAAAGGACGAAATATTTGATTCTGAAACTAGAGAAAAAGCTTCAATATGCTTAATGTGTCATAATGAAATAACTAACGGTGGAACTTGGGGAGGTGTAAGTGACAGTTTTTTATTATCTATTTGTAATAACAAGCATTGTATTGAACAATCAATTAAATGGATAATTGATGCGTTTATATCTGACGAAATAAAAGATATTAGAGATTTAAGCACAAAACAAGAATTTATGAATTTAGTTGAAGAAGTATATGTAAATAAAGCTAATCACCCAAATCATAATAAACAATCATAAAGTAAAGTAAATCGTGTTACAAAAGAGTCTTCTCTAAAGGGCACTTTTCTTATGTCTTCCACAAATGTGGAAGGCTTTTATTATGCTATGAGAACAATCGAGAAACAGTACATGTTACTGATTCTCGATGCTCCTCATAGCTTTTTATTTTCAATAATAAGCAAAGGATTGATAATCAAATGGATATTGTATCAACAGTAACAGCAGCAAGTCATATTGCAAATTCGCAAGTCGTGTGGTCCATCTTGTGTATTTGCTTAGTCGTTTATGTATTTTGGAATTCTAACAAACGCGAGGAACGACTACTCAAAAATTTAGAAACATTAACAGAAGCACAAGGTGAGCAAGCTAATGCAATGCAAGGAATCAGTCGTAGCTTAACATCGCTGGAGGGGCGTATGGATCGTATGGAAAAACACGCTTACAAAAACTCAGAAAAGGATGATGAATAATGGATTTAACAAACATTTTTACTGTAGCAGCAATCATGGTTGCAATTATCTTAGCGGTTGCAGAGGTACTAAAAAAGACACTTAACATTAATACACAGTACATGCCAATCACATCCGTAGTGATTGGTATTTTTATTGGTTTAGTTTTATGGCCGTTATCTGAATATCCAGTGTATGTCATGTTGATAAGTGGATTTATCTCAGGATTAACAGCATCAGGTACATTTGATTTGTTAAAGGCAGCTAAAAAAGAAGGTGAACAATAATGACAAGTATAACAACTACATGCCGTGATCTAAGCGAATTAACATCAGCAGCTCAAACAGCCTGCCGACTACTCTTTCAAGAGTGCTACAAGGCAGGCATAGACTTTATTTTCATTACAGAGACATACCGCAGCCAAGCACGCCAAAACTACTTGTATGAGCAAGGTCGAACAAGACCTGGACAAGTAGTTACCTGGACGCGTAATAGTAACCATACATCACGTAGAGCTTGGGACATTGCAGTAGCTCCTCCACGAAATTTATATGATATTTCTACTTTGTCTAAGGTCGGAGCGATAGCTAAAAAGCTAGGAATTGAATGGGGTGGATATTGGGAGGCAGGAAAGTACGATGCACCACATTTTGAAATTCCTACAACATGGAAGATACCTAATGGCTATAAATTAGAAGGACAAGTAGTAGTACCAACAAGTAGTGCTTTAAAGGTACAACTTATAAAAGATACACAAAAACCAACAGAAAAGGATGATGACACAATGAAATTCACAAACGAGACAACGAAAGCAGCAGTACGTGATTACATTAAACAGTCTGTAGATAAAGGCAAGGTTGATAAATCATGGCTTGATAAATTTGATCAAGGCTCAATGACGAGCGGGGATTTCGAAGGATTAAAGATTATTGTTACACAAAGATGAAAATCATTTAGAAATAATATATAGTTAACCATATAAACCTATAATATATTATAGGTTTATATAATTCTTTTATAAGTTGAAAGAATTTGAAATCAATTTAACTAGCCTATTCATTACCCCTTTGTTAATATATAAACTAAATGAGAAAGATTAACAATTTTTCAAGAGTGAAATAAAGAGGGGGGATTTCTCTGATTTCAAAGAAAAAAAATAGAAATTTCACTTTAATGATATTTCTTACAATGGAAAAGAAGAAGTTGAGAAGAGAGAAAAGGAAAAAGATATTAAAAGAAAAAAATAATAAAGCGATATATCATGATTTTGAGAAATTTGTAAGTCCTACCAATTTTCTAAAAAAGAAAGAGTTAAAACTAAAAGTATCAGATGATAATTTATTAAAAGTTAAAATTCCTAAAATATTCTCCTTGATACATAATCCTGAGGCAACTTTAGATATATATAAGCAGTTATTTAAATCCATTAATAAACCAGGAATAAAAGGTGTTTATATAGACCACTCTGAGTGTGAGCAAATTGAAATAGGAGCATCTACTGTAATGGATGTTTTTGTGATGAATCTTAAAGAGTATAAATCAAAAAAGATTAAACAATTTATCTGTAAAGGAAAGCTTCCAAAGGATGAAAAAAGTAAAATTGTACTTTTGGCAAGTGGGATTTTAAAAAGTCTAGAATTTCCAGATGTTCATGAGCAAATAGAGAGAATAAAAGGCAATAAAAAAATTGAATGTTTAGATCTAATCGCTGGAGGGAAAAATTCACCAACTTTTAAAGTGAACACTTCTTTAGAATCAGGGATAATTTCAACAAATGTCTCAGATTACTTTGAAAAGTGTTTAAATATCGAAGGATTAGGTATTAACATTCATGGTAAATCATATATTTCTGAACTAGTAGCTGAAACAATAAACAACTGTGAACAACATTCTGGAGATTTTAATCAATTTTTCACGTTAGGCCATTATTATTCAAATAGTAACGATGGTTATGGCGAGTGTCAGTTAGTTATATTTAACTTTGGACAGACAATTTATGAAGGTTTATTATATAATTCAACGGACGAAACAACAAAAGAAAATTTAAAAAGGCTAAGTGATATTCATAACAAAAAAGGTCTCTTTAAGAGTAACATTTGGGATGAAGAAGTCTTATGGACATTATATGCGTTACAAGATGGAGTAAGTAGAGTTAAATCAACTGCTACACCTGACAGAGGGACTGGTACAGTACAATTAATAAAATCTTTTCAAGAAATCGGAAGTAATTCACAAGGGAAAAACGCGGAAATGTGTATAATTTCTGGAAGTTCTTATATACATTTTGACGGAACTTATAAAATCAAGCAAAAGCCATTTGAGAATGATGATAGAGATATAATTGCATTTAATGAAAATAATGATTTAAATGAAAGCCCGGATAAAAAGTTTGTTAGGAAGCTAAATAGTTATTTCCCAGGTACAATTATAAGTATGACTTTTTATATAGATAAAGAATTTATTATTAGATTGAAGGAGGAACGAAATGAAAAAGTTTGAGCTAAGTAATTTTAAGAAAGACAGTTCAAAAGTTTTTTCAGGAAGGAGCGAAGGGCAAACTTTAAGAGAGAAACTAAGGTTAGATGAGTTTGATAAATCAGAAGAAAAAGTTTCTTTAATTTTCCCTGATGATACAATTTCGGTGAATTCTTCATACTTTTTGGGAGCATTCGGACCGAGTATAAGAACATTAGGAGAAATAGAATTCAGAAATAAATTTGAGTTCAGATATCCTGAGCACTTAAAAAGAAATATAGAAGATGGGATTAAAAGAGCTTTGAAAAGTTCAAATCCATTAGGAAATTAAAATCGCATGGGTAAAATAATAGTAATTTTTATTACTCTAATACTAATATTAATATGTTTGCTAATTGTTAGCATTAATCCAAGTTTATTTAAAGTCTTTATTGTTCCTGAAATTATATCAATTTTGTCGCCATTGATAGCTTTAGCAAATTTATTAATTGTAGTACATACGTTTAAATATAATAGTAAACAGACTAAAATTACTGAAAGTATATCCAAAAAAGCTCATTGGTACAGAAATGTGGTTTTAGATAGATATTTAAATTTTTTGATGGAAAAGTTTGATAAACTAATTACTGATATAGAGCTTATATCTGAAGATAAATGTTCTGATCAAGGGCTTATTGAAGCAATTCAAGAGTTTGCAAATGTCAAAATAGATATAATAGACCGGTTAAATGATTTAATACGTATTATGAATTCTGAGTTTGCAGAAACTTTAGATGATCAATTATATGATTTAGAAGACTATTATACTCTTGAAATTGAAGACTTGTTGACATCATCGAATAATGACTGGGATATAAAAAAATCTGAAATTAAAGAGAGAATAATTAGTACGAAGAATAAATATATAGAATTATTATATGCATTTGAAATGAATAATTATTCTGCTTAA